AAAAACCGCTCTATTAGTAGGGCGGTTTTTGTTTTATATATTACTATATTCTTTCTTTGCTTCAAAACTCGGACACGCTTTTTTAGCTCCAAAATCTTTATGCCCTTGTACAATAGCGTTTGGAAATTGTTTTTTAGCTTGTTTTATTAGATATAAAAGACTTTCTTTTTGTTTTGGTGTTCTTGTGTCTTTTGGTTTATTTGATTCATCTATTCCACCAATATAGCTAAAATGTATTGAATTAGAATTAAATCCCTTAACTCCGTTTGTTACTTGTTCATATTTTGCGAGTTCGTGAATAATTCCGTTAGCATCTATTAACCTATGATAACCCACAGACTTCCATTTTAAAACGTTTTTCCAATAGTTTAAAATAGATTGCTTTGTTGCACTTTGTTGTGAAGCGGTGCAATGTATTACTATGTAATCAATTTTTCTCATTAGTCTTTTATTTCGTTAATATCTTTTTTTAAATCTTTGCCTTTAGATATAATTTCTTTTACAATTACCCAAAGTGAGCGGTTACCCAATTTCATAGAGGTTTCATCTATTGACTTAACCTCAATATACAACCATACAAAAGTAAGTACTTTTGAAATTAAATAAGGTATATCTAAAAGTTTACCATCTAAAATATATTTATCAATCATAAAAGCAAATATAATCGAACCCATATAAAAGAAAGTCTTAACTACTATATTGAAAAGTTTTGTGCTTTTAAAAGAGTTAATTCCTTTTTGCTTAATACTTACATAAATTGCAAATAAGGTATCAAAACCAACCGCAAAAGATATAAGTGCCAATAGTCCTAATATTGGCGTAATGAAGATTAAAAATGTTGTTATGATTGCTGTAATTGTTTTAGTTGTTATCATACTACCATTGAATTGATTTTTCACAATGATTTTTATCTATTGTGTCTAAAATTAAACATATAATTTTTCCGAATTTTGTAAGGTGTCCGAACCTTTTATTTTTACCCAATACGCTCGAAATAGTTTCATTAATATTCCCAAACTCAAAAGGACTATTTGAAGTAATTAAGCACTTGTTTAAACTTGTACGAAATTCACGATTTCCAAACTTATCAATATTTATAGCACTGTCTTTAAAATATCCTTTTTGACGCACAAAAAGAAAGTTAATAAAAGATAAAGGTAAAAACAAAACGTAAGCAATTAAAAATAGTATCATAGTAAATTTCCGTTTATAAATATTTCGTCTAATTGCCCTTGTGTTATTTCTAACATTTGAGCCATTGCGTTTAACTCTGGGTTTGTTCTATCAAATACAACCGCATATTCCCACATAGTGTAAATTAAATCCCTATTTGGTTGTGGTAAAGATTGAATTAAAGCGTCAATTGAACTAATAGAAATACCATTTAAAATTAGTTGTTTACGTAACTTCATTTGTGATATTGAATCAGGTACTACTATTAAACTTGCAATTTCTTCACTTGTTGCACCTTCGACCAAAACACCACCCACTAAACGAGGTTTAACAAATTGCGTGTTTAATAATGGCGTTGCATTTGGCGGACATTCATTGTGTTGTTCACAATGCGTAATAAATCCATTTTCGTCTAAAATTGAATATAAAGGCATATTATTTTGATATTAAAAGTTGAGTTCTTGTTACTGAATCTGATGCATTACCTAAATTAACGGTTGTAAAAAAATAGTTATCAATAGTCGGGTCGAAAGAAATTGATAAAGGCGTAAACGATAAAGCTCCAATATCTGAAATTGCATTAGTTGTTCCATTAATTCTACATTTCAATAAACCTTCTGATATTTCAAAAGTTCGTACCATTTTAGCTGAAACGTTAGCGTTAGCCATTGAAAAAACTGCAATTGCAGTAGCGCCTGTAAGTGTGTCACTTGTATTGTGCCAAATTTGAATCTGGCAAGTTCCTATTCCTGCACCTTTTTCAACCGCATAACCATCTAAAATCATTACATCCTCAGTACTAAAAGTATTATCTGGAATCAATATGCTGCTACCAATTTGCGTTCTTGAAGTTGTACCTGTAACCGCTGTTGTTGGAGTTGTATCTTTAACAAGCCATTGTAAATTATTTTTAGCATTTACCCATTCACGAGTAGCGATTATTCCGCTTTCATTTGGCATGCTAACATTAACATTATCTGTAATTGTATCAATTGGAGCAGAAATAAAATTTACTTGAAATCCATCTTTTGTACTTCTTAATGATATACCTAAATCGTGTTGCAATATCATTTCGCCACCATCGTCTGAAATTTCAGCACCAGCTGTAAAAATTAATTTTTCCCCAATAGTTATATCATTAGTAGTTGTGTTGCCAACATCAGTAACATCTTGTAAAGATGGTGTTGCACCTCCGGCAATTTCACTAACCGCAACCTTTTTAGTAACGCCACTTTGAACAATTGGTATTTCTTCTGTGCCTGATAAGGGTGTTGTAGCGTCTGTTAATGAATTAAAGTCGGTTAAATCAGACCAAGTTCCACCGCTACCAATATAAATATTTTCATTCTTTTGAAAACAAGGACAATTTAACTCCTCTAATTTAGCCATAAAATCATCACCGCTTGAAGTAGTAAACGGAACTAAAGAACCCAAATCGTAAATCTCGCAATCTATAACATTATATGTTTTAGATTTAAGACCATTTTCGTAAACTATTGTAATTACGTTGTTTAATAAATTTATAGTAAATTTAGATGGCGAAAAAAGTCCAATTTCGCTATCTTCAAACAACCAGTATTTATCTCCTTTTTTAGTTAGTTTTAGCATAATTATTTCTTTTTTATAACATTAACAGCCCATCCATTTACTAAGATAGTAGCATTATCATCTGAAAAGAATTTCACTTTTGCGGGCATATCTTTTGTCATTTCATTACCTATATAAATCCAATTACTAATAGTAATATTATATGTTCCGATTGCTTTGTAATCTCTATCTAAAAAAGAAACTTCGTATGGCGTATCTCCTATTCCTAATTCGATAGACGCTTTTACAGATTGATTTGAAGATGTTGTAGTTATTGATAAATCTAATCTTACATCAACTCTATCACCTAAGTCTAATAGACTAAAGTCAAATTGATTACTTGAAGTGTCGAAAATATCCTCAATTCCAGATATTTTATAAGTTTTATTTGTAAAAGCTCCAAGTCCGTTATTTTCTAAATAAATAGCCGTATCAACGAAAGATTGAGCAGTAAGTGTATTTGCATAGTCCCAAGTCCCTTGATATTCTTTAAAACCCCCATAAGGGATATTATAATCGTTTACATTTCCATAATTAGCTTGAAAACCTGTAAAAAATAATTCAATATTAGGATTAGGATTCCCTACGCTATCTTTTTCTACTCTAAATTTAAAATTTACAACTTCATCTTTATTTACATAAAAACTTTGTGAAAGCCTTTGAAACGGATTACCGTTTGCTAAATCAACGTTTATAGTATCAGTTTCAATTAAAGTATCATTAATATAGACTTTTAATTTTACATCAACATTATATGGTAAATTTGCGTTTATATCCCCCTGTAAAAGATAAAATGAAAACGAGTGAACTCCATTTATTTTTGCTGTAAATTCTAATGCATCACCGAAATCAAAATTAGACGAAAGGTTAGTAATTACATTTTGTACTAAAGTAGCTTTAAAAGATAACGCATTACTATTAATTTGTAATTCGTCTGTTATTTCGTAATTGCTTGACATCGAACTTGAATCAAAATTAATTGTAGGACTATTTCTAAGAAGTGAATTAACACTTAATAAATTTCCCGTTTCATCTAAATTTGAATTTATTAAATTTGCCATATTAGTTAAGTGTAAAGTAAATAAAGTTAATTTCTATTTCTGATTCAGAATCCATTGAACCAACAACCGATAAAGCACCGCCAGCATCTAAAGTAATTCTAACACTTCCGCTTTCTCCAATTCCATAATAAGTTGTTAAATCACTCGGTAAAAATTCAGCATTTGTAATAGTTGCAAAATCTACACCACTAATAATTGAAACAAGCGTATTTTTTAAACGCCCTTTAATAGTTACACATCTGCCTTGTTTAACTATCTTTAAGTTATAAGTTCTGTCTGTTGCGTTACTTGCTGTAAAAACGTTTGTTGTCGCTTGTGTGTCACTTATAACATTTGGATAAAGTTCATCTACTAAAGCACTCATAGAAAGTCTATGTTTCGCTTGTGTTATAATAGCCGTTAATTGCGTATTAATTGAACTTAATAAATTTGTTTTTGTTGCCATATTAATTTAATAAATATTCGTCGTTATATTCTGTATTTTCATATTCCCCACCTAAAATAGTGAAAGTCAATTCTGTATAAGGTAAAGAACCATATAAAATTGAACTATATTTGTTTGCTGGAATAATTATTTTGTACTCTCCATTACTCACAAAATTATATACTTGTTCAAAGGTAGTAAAATTTATTTTAATTAAGTCTAAATAAGAAATAAAAATTTCATCTTTATACAAAGAAATTTGTAAATCTGTATTGTCAGCATCTACATCGTGATTAAATACTAATTGTATTAAATCGCTAATTGTGTCTAAAGTATAAATTGCGTTTGGGTAATTGCTTACTAATGCTAAAGGTTGTGCAATTTGTAAAGTTCGTGTGTAAGTATCGTTATAGTTAACCGCACCCGTAAACTCACTCGAAAAAGTATTTTGATTTCCTTGTATATCGGAATCCTTTAAAAGTGGTTTATCAGTTACTCTAATTTCTTGTACATAAAGTTGCGTTTTAGCTAAAATTAAATTCAAGCGTCTATACACAAAGTTATCTAACATTTCAAAAATGAATTTTCGCATTTCTATAAATGTAGCTTTTCCACTTACTTTTGTTCCTGTTTCTTGTACGTAGCTTTTAACTTCGCTTTCTTGAATAGAACGTGTAAAAAAGCACTCCAACGCTACTGACTGCATATAAGCATCACTTACGTTTTTATAATCAAATTCAGTCGTTAAATTTACATTTTCAGTTATAAACATTGGATTTGAGTACCAAATTTCAAGCGGGTTAATATTGTTTACCAACTTAATTAAAACTAACTTTCTTTGGAAATCAACGCCAGTCGCAAATTCAATATAATTTCCGTTTGTGTTTTCTGAAATATATGTATGTTCCGTAATATCTTGTAAATTATCACCGCAAATGTCCGAAATATAACAAGTATATTCGCCCTCAAAAATCATTTCAATAGGTGTCTTTTGTGTGTAGAATTTAAACGGATTTAAAACTATTTGATTTGCATAGCCTAAAATTGCATTATCGTTTAAGTCTAAATTTAACGCATCGTTTAGGCTATTTTTAAACCTTATTATACTATCATTCATTATTTAAAAGTGGTATTAAATTATTTGTAAAGTCATCTATGTTATCGTAAATTATTCCGTTTATACTGAATTTAGTAAACTCTTTTGTAGTCAACAAAGGTAAATTATTTACATCGTATAAATTTACAAAATTATTAACTATATTGTAGTTATAAACATCTAAAGTATTAATTTCAGTTATCAAATTATTAAATTTTTCTTCAAGTGTTAAAATCAATTCGTTTGAACGCCATGTATAACGAGCCTCTTTAATATATCCAAATATTACATTTTCACTATTTAGAATGATTCTAATATATCCCTTTAAATCTCTTACATTATTAAATAAATTAGTGGCTGTGTCAAAGTCTGAAAATACTTTTACACTAAAAACTCTGCCGTTTAAAATTCGATTTTCAGTAAGTGTAATGTTAGCTTTATCAATAACTAAACCGCTTTCAGTATTTAATTGCGTTTCTAAAGCATCATTAATTTTAATTTCCGTAACTTTTGCGTCTTGTCCTATTAAATATTGTCCAGCTGTATTAATAAAAGATAACCATTTATTTGTAATTCTTTTAAGGCTATATTTTAAATTTGAATAGTTATCGGGATTTGCAACCCCTTGAATAGTGGTAAATCCTTGATTTGTTCTATTTGTATATTGTACGCCTTGTAAAATGTAATTAAAAGTAATTGACTTTTCACCATCGCTGTCAGAAGTTGGTAGGTTATTCAAAAATAATAATCTTATTGTAAAATCTTCTAAAGCTAATATTTCAAAGTTTGTACCACTTGGCAAACCAACAAAAGAAATGCTTATTGTTTGCCCTACTACCATACCTAAATTAGTCCATGCAAAAGTACCATTTGATACAATTTCTAATTTATTGTCAGTATCTAAAATTCGATATCTTAAAAATTGTGTAAATTCATTTGTAGTGCTTGGTGCGAGTTCAACGCAATCCAAAACAAATAAATTCTCATCATTTTCTAATACTCTGGTTTTTCCGTTTACTTCATTTCCTTTGCGTCTTTGTTCCTCTATTAGTTGAGCGGAGCGTATGTGGTCAAACTCTAAATTATAAATTGCATCTGCTTTTTTGCTTGGCATTTTTAATTGTAAAGAAGTATGCACGTCATCAATTGTATCAACTTCGTTTCCTGTTCTATCTGAACTACTTTTTTTGAATTTAACGTTAAATAGATTTATTGAATAATCACTATTTGCGGTGTAATTATAATCATTACTTGGCAATTCTGTAAAAACGGCTATTTCTTCATCTTTATAATAGTTGTTTATAAAGTCGATTTCTATTCCCTCATTTGTTATTTGATAGTCTGCAAAGGCTTCATCACAAACAGAATTGTAAAGCTGTTTAAATTCATTATTAAATTCATTATTTGCTAAATTACCCAACATACGACCATTAAAACAAAAGTTATTCCAATATTCAGAAGTATTATTAAAAACTCCGTTATCTGTTAGAATAGTATCATAGCTATTGGCTTGATGTCTTAATAAATCATATAATCTAACGCCTTTTACAATTGTTGAAAGTGCTGTCGATGTTGCTGTTATACTCATTTTCATCGATTCCATTGTAGCATAAACTGTATAGTTTGCTAAACTTGAAGATGAATATTGATTAAAAGTTGCTTCTGAATATGGTTCTAAATAAACATACAACCTCATTCCTTGCTCTAAAACTGGTATTGTAACATCAAAGGAATTAGGTAAATTTACAATTGGTGAACTATCAACAAAACCAAAAAAACGCTCGTATAATACAATAGTTGTCATATTTGGAACATCAGTATCAAAACCATATTTTATCACAAATCTAACATAACCGCTACCACTTAAAACAATATTAGCAAAGAAGTCGTTTTTAGATTGCCTTGTGTAAGCATCTAAATCGGTTATAGATATTTTAATGTCTGTCAAAGTGTTTTTGGCTTCTAAATATTGAAAATTTAAACCATCATTAGGAAACCCTAAAGAATTTAAAACATATCTTGATTCAAAACTATTTAAAGTATCCTCTATTCCGTAACTTTTGACTATTAAACAGTTATTTGCTCCAAATCTGATAGTACTTGGAATATCATTTACATCGTTTCTGTTATTTGTTTGCGAAAACCCAAATGCATCAGCTTCTATACTCTCCCAATCGCTCGCTTGTAGTAATGGTTTAGCCTTTAAAAATATATCCGTTGTTGTGCATGGTTCAATATCTAAATCGGTCAAACTTTTATCACTAAAAGCGTCAATTTTTACACTATCATTTTTTTTGATATAAGCATATAAAGTATTTTGAGTTATTTTAATAGATAACTCGTTATCGCTTACTTTGTATGTTAGTCCGTCAATTTCTCCCGTTGTAAAGTCTGTGCCGTTGTAGTTTATAATATACTCAACTGACATTTCCCACCCTCTCGAATTAATTTCGTTTATCAAATAATCAAAACCATGTGAAGCTAAATTAAAAATTGTGCCGTCTGGTAAAGTTTGTTCAGTATCTAATAACTCAAAATGTTCACGCTCTAATTCTAAATCAATATCCTGATTCGCAATTATTACATCTCGTGAATGCCTGCCTTTTTCTCGTTTAATTTCGTGGGTACTTCCATCGAACTTAAAAGGCTCGCTTATTTCAATCCTACCTATTAAGGGTAAATCTACAAAATTTAAATAGTGTTTAAACATTATTTTATAGTTCTTGATTTCATTGTTAATACTGAATTTACTAATTCTCTACGTTGTCCGTTAACACGTTCGTAGTACTTTGTTCCGCTTTCATTGTTTACCATTGTGAACTCTGACTTATTAGCTACTACATTAGTAAGGCGGTCTAATCTTGCGTTTAAAGGCTCTAAATTTACGGAATTATTATTGAAATTAGAAGTACTTATTCCATTAGTTAACATTATGTTATTAAAATCTTGGTTAAATCCGTATAAATCCATCATTTTTTTAGTCTGACTTGCTGTATAGATTTTATCCCCTTTATCAAGTTTCTTTAATCTCGCTCCTTTATTGCTTCCGTAATCTTTAATATTTCCTTTGCTATCGGTATGTAATTCAGCTCCTTTTTCATCGGTCCACGCTAACCCCTCTGGTGCGTTTTGCGTACCTTTGTAAAATTGTGGTATCGGTTGTGCTGCTGTTAAAGCTAATTGTACTGCTCCGATTGCACCAACCGCAATAGCTAAAGGAATACCAGCAGGAAATCCTAATTTAGCATAAGTAGCCATAACCGCTTGAGCTGTATTAGTAGCAATATTAAACATCGCTAATCTTTTTTGGCTCTCCGCTTGTTGTTTTTGTATTCTTTTACGTCTTTCTTCGTAAACACGTTCTATTTCTTCTCTTGCCGTTGTGCTTTCTCCAGCAAATAAAATAGACACATCTCTTTGACGCTCTAAATTAGTAAACATTGTTTGATAATTAGCGTCTGAATAAGAAGAAATTGTATTAAAAGCCTCTTGAAAAGCCTCGCTAACTGCTAAACCTACTACTTTTGCTTTTTCTTCTACTGTTTCAAAGTTTTGGTTTAATAAATCCATTACTTTAAACACTTCTCCAAAACCTGATTGACTTGTAAAACTATCTACAAAACCTTGAAAATATTTTTGTGAATCAAAGAAAGTTTCATTTAATTCCTTTTGTTTTCCTGTTAAAATATCAATATCAATCTGAACTGCTTTTATAAGATTATTATAATGTTCCCATTCTGGATTAGTAGTTGCTATTGTTTTTTGTTGTTGTTGTAGTAAAGATTTTAATTTTTCATAATATTCAAGAGTTCCAAATTTAGGATCTTGTACTTTTTCCTGTTTCTTTTGCTCTCCATATAAAGCCTGATAAGATAAAGTTAATAGTTTTATTTGTCCTATCATTTGCTGTCGCATTGGATTAGCGTACGACATAGCATCGGCTTCTTTTTGAAATGCTGCAATAGTTTGCTCGAACCAAGTTTTTGAGAATTTATCAGCTTCGGCTTCTTCTTTTTTTAGCTTTATAGATTCTTTTTTAGCTTCATTTTCTTGGTATTCTAATCCAATTGTTTTGGCTTTTAACTCGTTTATTGTTTTATTATTATTTATAATTGCTGTTTGAAAAGCATTTATATTTTTTTCAGTATCTAATATTTTATTTTTTATCTGCAAAAGATTTGCTTCTGCTGACATATTTTTATTAATACCTGTACCTGTTTGAGATTGTTGATTTATTTTTTTATTTTGTTCGTATATTTTTTGTTCTAATTCTAAATTATATTTAAGAGAATCTCTTTCAATTTGTAAATCTACTAATCTTTGTTTATTTTTAACATTTGCATCAGTAGCTTTTTGTAATACTGCTCTACGCTCTAATGCTATGTTTAAAGAAGCTAATTCTTTTGTTATATTTCCATTTAAAAGGTGTTCGTCTGTAAGGTTTTTAAAATAAAAAGGAAATTGGCTTCTTATTTTCTTTAATGCAATATCTCTTTCTTCTAAAGAAAGATTAGAGTTTCGCATTGTTCTTATATATTTTTCTAATTCTGTTCTATCAGAAATAGAGTCTTTACGACCTTGAACTTTACTATCATTAAACTCCTTTTGATTCTTATTAAGTTCTTCTAATACCTCATTTGCACCAAATAAAGAAGATGCCCAAGTAACAATTTCTTTACCATATAAAGTTAATAATGTAACACCAACTGATAAAAGAGTTTGAAAGCTAAATAACGCACCCGCTAATTGAGTTAATGCTGATTTTGTAGGCTTGCCTTCTGCTTGTAATTGTTTATTTTGTTTGATTACGTTTTCCATCGCATCAAAGAAAATCGGTAAGTTATTCGATATTGCCATGAACCCCGTTTGTACTGAATTTGCAAAAGCGGGCATCTCACGACCTAATTGAGCAATAGAGTTATTTAAAGGATTGAAAGAACCTGAATAATTACCTACATTACGAGTATATTTACCCATTGCACCATCAACACCTTTTAAAGTTTTATCAAGTGTTTTTATACGATTTTCAAGGTATTGCATTCTTTCAGCCTCAACTTTTGAAAGGCTTGCTCCCATTTGTTGACGTGCAGCTAAATCTTTATACGCAAAAGATAAATTGTTTAATTCGGCTTGTAATTTGTTGTAATAATTACCAGCAATAGCAAGTTTAGCTTCTTCTTTAGCTAATTGATTAAGAGTTGTTTCTCTTTGCTTATTTAGGGCATTTCTTGCGTTTGACTCTCTTAAACTCGCTTGCTCTAATTGTTTAGAAGTAACTAACATTTTTTTATTAGTAGCTTCTAACTTTTCATTCAAAGCGATAGATTCTTTAACAGAGCTATTCATTTGCTGTGGGTTCTTAGGGCTTGCACCGCTATTAATTTTTAACCCTTGTTGATTAATCTTAATAATTTCTTCGTGCGTTACCTTTAAAGAAGATATAACCTTATCAAGTTCGGCTTGTGCTTGCTTACTTACTAATATATCGATTACGTTTGTCATTATTTTTTTGCTTTATTTTGTGATTCAATTACTTCTTGTGCCTGTTTTTGATAACCTATAAATTCCGCTACATTTAACTCTTTAATCTTTAGGGAATATCTTAATTCTAAAATCCTACCTATGTTTATTAATTCCTTTTCAAAGTTTGGCTTATCGGATTTCTCTTTTTGACCATCGTCTAATTTAGCACGCAATAATTCAATCTTTGTCTTAATTCCTTGAATCCTATTCGCTATCTTTTCAATCTGTTCAAATACTTCTTTATTTCTATCAATTTTGTAGTTCCATTGTTCCAAAATATCAATCATTTTATCAAAGTTTTCTTTACCTTGTAATTTGTCGTAATTCCATAAAGATTTAAGCAATAGAGAAACGCATTTATACTTATTCTCTAAACGCATGATTTCAAACATTGTAATATATCTATTTTCTACTTTTCTGTTATTCGTTAACTCGATATAATCAGTAAAAAATAAGTCAGCTATATTTTGAAGTTTAGAATCCTCTTTTAAATCGCTTGAAAAGTACTTTAAATCGTTTGTTTCAATAAACATTTTAAAGTTATAAAGTGGCATCTTTTCGCAATTATCGAAGTAACTAACCGATTTGTTGTTTAACAAACTTTTGAATCTCTGGTAAAATGATTTCATAATTTAATTTTAATTGATTTTGTGAAGTAAGTCCGAATATATTTGTGTAACCTCTAAAGAATGTTGCTTTATCTCCCGTTCCTGTTCCTGTTGAACCGATTTCTATCTGTACTAAATTTGGTAATACTTCGACATAAAAACCTCTAAAGAAATTACCACTATCGGTAAAGTTATAAGGTTGGCCTATTTGATGAAAACCGCCACTTTCAGTAAAGTTGTTTGAGCGATAAAAACCTGTAAATACTTTGTCCGTATTTTGCAAAATCTTATTATCGAATCCTATATGTTGCTCTATTTGTGAAGCGTTTAACTGAATTATTTTATTCTCATTTCTGTAAATGATATTTTCAGTTTCATCAAGAAGTCTATTTCTAACCCCTTGAATTTTTACCATTAAATCGTATGGAGAGGTCATTTTATGAAGTTTTAGAACTTAATTACGGAACTCGAACCGATTGCACGCCTATCGTTTTAAGTTAAGGGGCGTTTTTAAATTACCGCCCCCTTTTAAATATTATACTACTACCGTAGTTGCAACATTAGATTTGTACATTGTACCATCTACATTGATAATTGAAGCATTTAAAATACTATCAAATAATTGTAACGAAACCGCATCACCTGTTGTAAAAGCTGGCACCGTTAACGTATATTCTCCATCTACTGAACCATATATTAAAGCTGTAATTGTAGTTGTAACACCATCAATTTTTAACAAGAAATCTTCTTTTTCTAATCCTGTTAACGCTACTAATTTGTTGTTAGACTTTGCGTAAACTTTAATCGCTAAAGAAGTAGCCGTATCAGCTGGAGCTGTTAAAGCAATTTCAATGTCGTTGTATCCGTCTAAATCTTGTTCAGCTGTAAAATCTAAATTCTCATTAGATACAAAAGCAACATCAGAATCAAATTGAGTTCTTGAAATTTGAACCATCAAAGATTGAGAGTTTTCCATTCCGATTTTGTAACCACCTACACCTACATACTGACAGTCTAAACCTCTAAAGTTACCCTGACGGTCTAAAGCTCCAAACATATCATTTTTAATGTCAAAAATGAACATATCATAGTTTTTAGAGCCTTCTAATTTAGTTAAAGCCTTGTGGAAATGTAAACCATTATCAAACACAAACGTAAAGTCGTAAGGATTTAATAATGTTGTGTACTTAATTCCTGTACTTTCTCTTGTTCCTGTTGTGTTTTCTGCTGTATTATCTGTAAAAGATACAACACCGCTTAAAACGATTAATTTACCCGTTTGTTGTAGCTCTTGTACTGCCAATAAAGTAAGGTCATCACTTGGAGCGAATTTTGTACCCTTTTCAGCGAATACTACAACTGTTGGATTTTCAATATCTTGAGGACAGAATTTTGTTCCTGTTCCTAATTGGCTATTTGCACCACAAGATAAGTTATTTACTACTGCACTTATTAATCCCATAATTATATGATTTTATTTGTTCTTAAAAAATTTATTACTCTTTTGTCATTGTGTGAAAAAGTATCTCCAACTTTATAGACTTTGTCGTTTGTTGCAAATTCCTTTAATATTTTAAATGACTGCTTTTTAATTTCGGCTATTGGTTTTGGAATTATATTTGTTTCCATTTCCTTTTTTTCTTTCTTTGCCATATCTTAAAATTTTACTTGTTTGATTCTGCATGGATAATCGGTGTCAAAAGAAACTTCAATTGTCAATTCTATTGCGTTCCAAGTATCGACCAAACCGCCTTCGCTATTTTCAAAAGAATAGTTAGGCTTGTATTCAGAATTATACACTTCATTAACAATTTTACTAATACCACTCATTCGTAATGATTTTATTAAATTCATTTGAACTGGGTAAAGTATTTCTTTATAGTACGTTTGGAATTGGAACTCGTTAAATTCTTCTTTGTTCATTGAGCGAGTTGCGATAACTATTCTTGCATTTCTGCTGATACTTTTATTATTAATATCGTTTGAATCTCTACCAACAACCAACCAAACTAAAGGATATGAATTTTCTTTGTTTAATATTAGATACTTATTTAATAGCTCTTGCGTTCCCCAATTGTATTTTATTGAGTAGTCATTTGCTCCTATTGTAACATCTGGCAATAACTGAACTATTTTACCTAAACTCTCCTCAAAGGTTATCATATTCCAAAAGAATTAATTTGTTCGTAAAATGTGAAATTATCTAAATTTACATTCGGAAAATCAGTCTTTTTGTCAACTAAATAACGATATAAACTTACATAAACGCCTTCGCTATTTCCTAACCAATCAACAAAAATACCGTTAACATAAGGTTCGTTTAAATACTCGCCTTGATATTGTTTAATAAAATTAACGCTTGCGTTTGCTATCTTGTACATCGGAGTTACTAAAGTGCCTTTTTCAACATTTACTTGCGAATTTCCAACTGCTGATAAATTAGTGTTTTTTTGCATTACATATTCAATCCAAACAGCCTGAGCAATTAGATTTAAATCGTGTTCTAATCCTATCCAAATTTTATCATCGTACTCATCACCTTGTACCAATTTTTTATAAGAAGCGTATAGCGGATTGTCTATATCCGCTAACGCTAATTGAAGTTCATTATAAGTTGTTAAACCTAAAGCATTAACCAAAATAGTTTTTTCAATCTCAATACATAAAGCATCGATATACGCCCCATCGTTTGGAGTAGAGGTCACCGCACTTGGTAGTGGTGCTTCACTCGCTAAAGGAATATATAAGATATTTGCTTTATTAAAATACGATTTATTAACTATTTGTGGCATTTTTTATTTTTTTGCTTTTGGTTTATCTTCTTTTACTTTTTCTACATATAAATGAGCATCTTCTTTGGCTACTCTTGTAGTTTTACCTTTATAGGTAACTACTACTGTTGTATCTTCCCAATAACCCATATTACTATGCTGGTGTTAACGCTGAAATAGCATCAGAGAAATCACCATATACGAAAGCTCCGTAATGATTAGATTTAACTCTATGTACTAATCTTGCCTCAGCTAAAATTGTAACAAGGTTTTTAGTAAAGTCGTCATTTTCATAACCTACATTAATAGTCAAACCTTCTTTAAATCTTACTCCTGATTTAGAGAAATCACCTACTAAAAATTTATCAATTGTAACTCCTGTGTTTGCAACAACTCTAATACCTGATACAATTGTACCATCTAAAGCAGCAAACGGAGGCATAACATATTGTCCTGTTGAATCTTTAGACAATTCCATTGCTGTAACATCGGAAGGATGCATTACTATATAATTAGGCTCGAATAAGTTTACTCTAACTTGGTTAATTGCAGTTCTTAAAACATCCCATTTAGTAGGACTTGGAATTGCGTTTGCGAATGAACCAGCAGCCCACGCAGTTGCATTAGTTGTAATACCTGTTAAGTTTACAGTTAAACCAGAACCATTTAATAATTGGTCGTCAATTTTTAAGTTGATTAACTCTGTTAACTCTTGGTCAATTTCTGAACGCATTAACTCAACATCGTCTAACATTTCTTTAGTAACTTTGATATAAGCAGTTACTTTTTTAACGTTAGCACTTGCAACAACTAAATCGAAATCAGCTTGTGATTTAGCAGCACCCTCAGCAGTCATAGCTGAACCACCGTCTAAATTCTTTTGCTCTACCCATTCCCAAACGTTTGACATAATAGTACCAACGTTTACTAATTGTAAAATAAAAGGATTTCTTTTTACAATTCTTGTAATACCTGATTCTCTTTCAGCTTGTGGAACTTGTCCTGTTACGTTTGTAGAAAGTGCCATTGTACCAGCCGCTTTAAGTGTAATTTGAACACTTGCACCGCTTTTTTCTTTCATAGCTTTTAATTCGTCTGCTTTTTCAGCAAGTAACGAAGCTAAATTTTCAGGAACATTGTTTGCTACTCCTTTAGTTTCTAAGTCTAAAACTTTAATAGCTACTTCTTCAATATTAGCTTTTAAAGAATCAACATCGTTACCTTTAGCTTGTAAGTCAGCAATTTTAGACATTACTTCGATTAACTCAGCTTTAGAAACTGATTCGTTTTTCATTGCGTCGATTTTCGTACCCAATTCTTTGATAATTTCTTCCATCTTTTTTAAAATTTGTTTAATAATTTTTTTAATTCTTGTTCTACTTTTTGAGTGTCAATTGACGGCTCGGTTTTAATTTCAGAAGTGATATTGTCGGCTTCTGTTTTATTTTCTATTTGTGATATTTCAGCGGTTGCACTATTTGAGCCAAAAGGTAATAAACTCGATTCCATTACATTTTTAGCTTCTTTTACTATAAAGAAATATTCAATTTCTTTAAACTCATCTTTATTAGCAATTAAAGGATAGTACTTATTATAGTTTTCTGTCTGTTTTGCATAATCTTCATCATCTGAATTAAAAGCCGTTTCTAACTTGATATATTGCATTCTAACTGATAATTGTAACTTACGACCTTCTTTAAGCCATTTAGATACATTTTCATTAACTATTTTATCTTTTTTAACCTTGTATATTAAAGAATAAGTTTCTCCTTCGTATGCCTTACCTAATAAAGACCATGCGACTTTTGAAGTCATCATTTCAATATCTTCTGGAAACGCTATAATATTTTCCGTTTTGCTAAAATCGTGATGCCAAACTAAGTAAACTTTTCCGTTTTGGTCTTTAACTGACTTATTCCAATTCCCGTCAACATGCATATCGTTGTGAGAATCCAAATAATTTGCTGAATTAACTACAAAATAATAATAGTCAGTATCAAACTTAATACCCTTTTCGGAATCATTAAAAGCCTTTTCTATTGTCTTTTGGTCTGAAACTACTTGCAAACCTTTTTCAAAAGATTTGTATACTTGTGATTTCTTAGCATCAATAATAAATGATTCATTATCTACTAGCGCCTTGAATAAATCAGCTTTATTTTCAAACTCCTTATTTAGTTCTTTACAATATATCATTTTGTAACTTCTTTATCGTTTACTAAAATCTTTTTTCTTTGTTCTAATGCTTTTTTTAGTTCTGGACTAATATCTTTTTTACTTAGCATTTTATCAATTTCATCTACTTTCATAATCCTAAAGTTTTAATAAAATTATCACTCATTTTTTTAGCTGTTGCATTGTCAATAGTTTGATTCCCTAAACTTAGTTTTAAAGCGTTTTGAAACTCGGTAAACGATTTAATTTTGTCGTTAATCAAAGTTTGCATTACTGGTAAGTGGTCAAAACTCGCTACTAACTTTTCGTTTTTATCTAATAACCCAAATGTAGAGCTTAAAGAGTTCATTGTGTTATCCGCACTACCTTGAATTGAGTTTTGAATCCAATTTATAACGCCTTGGTTTTGATTTTCAAACGTGCTATCTTTTGCAAAGTAGTTTAAAACGTTCTTATTCATTTCAAAAGCTAAAAGGCATTTATTAGCGTCATCGGAAAATTGTTCATCTAAAAACAATTTCTTCATATCACTTACAAGGTGCTTATATTCTACACTTGCATTAGTTGTTAATACGTCTTTTTTATTTAAAATACTTTCAATTTCTTTTCTGTCGGCTGATTGTATTTGTGCTTCCATTCCAGTAGATTTATTTATACCTACATATTTGGAACTCATTTGTAAATTCTTATGCTTAGAACGTAAATTAACATCAATATTCTGTAATACCTTTTCTATTGCTTTAACACGACTTGGAGCGACTAACCACGAATCAGTAGTTAACGCATTAGCCAAATCATAAAGCGGTATAATTTCAGATATTTTAATATCGTAAACTTTACCGTCTAAAGTATATTTTATTTTCTTTTCAGAGAATGACTTTATTTCAGACTTAGTAAAAATAAATTTATCAGCCTTATTTACTTTATTAAAATCAATTTCACTTGGAATAAGATTATAAAGATTTTTAGGTAATTCAGATGTAAAAGGTTTGATTTGATAAATGTAATTATTTCCAGCAACTGACAAAAACCACATTTGCTGAAATAAGAAATCCTCCTGACTTTGGAAATAGTTAGGCTGCTTTAATAATTTTAAAACTTCTGAATTTTTTACTTCTTTTCCGCTTGCGTCAATGTGGCTTATTTGCATTTGAGAATACATTTTAGCACGCAAAGAAACAATGGCGTTTAAAACTGGATTTTCTAAAGAAGTATGTAAGTAGTTAGAATTGTTAATAAAGTCGTCACCGCTTAAGAGTGTAGTCCATACAGAACCATCTCTTGAACGCTCGATTTTACTGAATATTTGTCTACCAAATAGACTGAATGTTTTTTCTACCATAATTTAAAACCTCTGTTTCACAACGTTAGTTAGGTACAAATATAATAATATTTTTTAAATAAACTATTTTTATTTAGATTTATTTTAAATTAACTTAAATATCTTGTTCTACGATACCAACTTATTACATATTTCATTGCGTCTAATAAGTGGTCATCTGTTTGCTCTGGTTCATCTAATTGCACGCCCTGAGCTATACGCCAACTATATGTATCATATTCGTTTTCAATATTCTTTGAACTTTTAGTATAATAAATAGTTGATTTTTGTATTGTTTCAATTCCTGACAAAATCGAACCCGCTCCCTTCATTGCTGGCAAAACATTATAACCCGCATTACGTAGCTTTTGCATTTCTGTTTTGTTAAGCTCGTTACCAACATCACAAATAATTTCAATATGTTTAGGTATTTTCATTTTATCTAATTCAGTTGATAGCGTGCCTTCAATGTGGTTAAGTGGTTTGTATAATATTTCTTTAAAGAAAAATGTTTTATCTCCGTCGAACTTCATTTGTACCATTGCACTCGGACTTGATAAACCAAAATCCATTCCGTAGTATGTTGAAAATGGTAACATATCAAATTCATCATCTGGAATAACTTTCCAATTATGATAAATTTTGTTAGGTTTTTCCGCTTTTAAACCTAATCCATAAACTTGCCACATATAGGCATTAGCCGTAAGCTGTTGTAAATTATATTCGGTTGGTTCGTAACTTAATATTTTTTTCTTTTGTTCTAAAGGGCAAAAAGGATTATCTTTAAATGTAGAGTGTATTAGTTTTGCATTATCTTGTTTAATTAAATCATCACTCCATAATCTACCTACTGGGTTGTAGTCCATGAAAACAGCAACGGAACAACGCATATCTAATTGGTCAAATGTTTCTTTTGGCATTTTATAAAACTCATTAAACCATAAATAGTCTGAATGATACCCATGTACTTTTAATTCGTCATCTGTACCCTCAATATTTATAGTTGAGCCATTTGGAAAAGTAAATATACTTTCTGTTTTATTAAATTTTACAAATTCGTAATTATCTAAAGTAGGGTAATATTTTAGCATATCTTGTAAAATAGTATCCTTACAGTCTTTTTTAGTATTACGAAATACCGATAATTTAGTACGCTCTTTAGACCATGCTAATATCCAAAAAATCTGAAGTATAGAGAAAGTTTTTGACGAACGAGAAGAACCAGAATTTATAATATATTTATATTTTCCGCTTTGTAAGGCTTCCCAATTTTTTTCAAATACTCCTGTTGCTTTAATCTTCATTAGCCTTATTAATCTCTACTTGTATACTTGTTGGCATATTTTGTATCTTTTCTCCACCGCTTGTAATGTCTGTTTTATCTCCGAATTTCTTTGGTAACATTTTTGATAAAGCCCATTTTCTTGCGTCAATTTGAAGTCGATTTCTTTGTACAATATTATGATTAATTACTTTATTTCCGTTTTCATCTTCCCCAACATCTTCGCTCTGTTTATCGGCTATTTCAATAATTTCATCAAATAAAAACTCACTTCTTAACTCTACACTTCTTTCGTATTGTTTTACTTTTTTTTCATCTTCATCTACCCATTTAAAGAAAGTTCTACTACTTGGCATATTTTCACGCCTTAAAATAGAGCGTAAAGAATATCCTTTTTCTAATTCATCACAAATTAAATTAAACGTTTTATCTCTTTCATTTTCCGAATATGCCATAACTATAATTTTGTTGTATCAATTGAAACTTTAATTTCTTTTACTTCTTTTCCTTTTAGTATTTTGAACTCCTCATTTACATAGTTTCTTTCATTCTCTGAAATATCTTTTAGAGCTTGTTTTTTGCTTTTGCTTTGTCCTACTTTACTATAACCTTTTTTCATTATGGTATATTATCATTATCACAACCTAAAAAAATATATCCTTCTGGTAAATTAATAGGCTCGTTTGTTTCGCAATTTAATTCAACTGGTATAACTGTTCTTATTTGTCCGTCAGGTTTTACCCATGCATTACAAGTATAAGTACATTGTTCGTTATCGTCGTTTGAGCAACTTAAAAATAAAATCGCTAATGCTGTTATTAATAATAGTTTTAATGTTTTCATAATTACAAATTTAGTCATTTATTTGATACCATAATAAAAATAATCTAATTTTTTTTTTAATTTCTTTTAGTCGTGTTGGATTTTGTTTTGATACATAAAGTTTATTTTTCTCTATTTCCAATTCTTGAAAGGATTGCGTTTTTAAATTCTTCTTCATTTCTTATTAAAATGTATTCGTGGTTAAGGTTAGTTATTTTAGTTTCAAATATTATTTGAGCATCGGATTGTTTACCTATATCTGTTTTAAGTTCAATAAATAAAACTTTTGAATCTAAAACCACAATTAAATCCGATACGCCTGGCATTGTTCCTGTTGCTTTTAGCTTTTTTGCTTCAATTATATTCCTTGTTCCACCATTCGGAACCGCAAAAATCAATCCTTTACCGTGCATTTGATAATTATTTTTAAACCAAATCACGCATTTTTGTTGTAATAAATCTTCTTTGTTCATTTTAGGTAACCGTTAAATTGTTAATAATCAATATTTTAAATAAAAGTTACCAGGTTACCTTTTTTATCTGTGGAGTATTATATTTTTATATAAAAAACCATTATTATATAAAATGTATATGTTTTTTTAATTCTTACATATATTTTAATAATATTTTAGGTAACTAGGTAACCTTTATAGTTAACTCTTTATACTTCAATAAATTAGCGGTTACCTTTTTTGCTTAAATTTAGGTAACCAAAAGGTAACTTAGGTAACCTTTTAAAACGGAACTTCATTATTATTTTGTACAAAAGTAGCTTCTTTGTATAATAAAATTCCTTTTTTCAATACATTTTTTACTTTATAAACTTTGTAAATCATTTTATTTTTTGTAAATATATCTTTAACATCATACTTTGATATGTTAATTCCTGAGTGTATATTCAAATAATTAAGAATATCGCCCTGATTCATAATTGTTTTCTCGCTGTGCGTTGTTGTTTCTTCGATAGAAAAATGGCTAAAAAATATTTCTTCTACTGGATTAACATCTAAATTTGTGGTTGTATGTTCGTTTAAATAATCTATATCTTCACTTTTATAAATTTTCCAATCAAAATTATTACGCCATAAATTAAAAGCTTCACGCCAAAGTGAATCAGTATCAATTGAAATCATTTTATCATAGTCAATTGATTCTACATTTACAGGAAGTAAACGCCTGTTTCCTGTAACATCTTTTAAAACATTAGCTTCGTTAGTGGTTCCACAAATAGATGCTCTACGTTTAATTTTGGTGTAGTAAGCTGAATAAGGTAATCGTATATCAATCCAATTCGTGTCGGCTACTCTCTTAAAGTCTTTAACGTCTTTTGTTGCAAGTCCTCCAAATTCGTCATCAAAACAAATTAATCCTTTTGCCAGGTTGTACATACTATCTTTATCATTTGCGTCAATCTTTTTTTCAATAAGATAATCTTTTAACTCACTTGGTAAAAGGTTTCTAAAAAATGAAGTTTTCCCAGTACCTTGCTTTTGACCACAAAGAACAAAAGTTAATGGACTAACCTTTGTTTCACTTAATGGACTAATCCAATTGTGTACGGTTCCTACTATCCATTTTTTAAACGCCCAACGGTTGTATTCGCTTTGTGGTTGTATGCAATTAATATAAGCGTCTATTTGTTCAGTTTTAAATTCTTTGTTGCTAAAAAAGGTGTTTAATGGATTAAAGTCTTTTGTGCTATCTGAATTAATAATATCCCTTACATCTGACTTTGATACATTAAAATCTAAAACCTTGCAAGCTGTTTTGTATATGCTATTTAATTTATGGTCATCAATTACAATATTATCAATTTTTATTTCGCTTGTAATTGTGTTTCTTTCTGGTGCATAGTTTTCTATTATAAAATTTTCGAGCTTTGCCATATTAGACAAATCTTCTTGTATCTTATATTCAATTTTACTTTCGATTAAATCATTTATTAATTTTTCATCTACTTCAATTTTTTGAATATTAAGTACATTTGATACACTTTCTAAAGTTGCTTTCCCTTGTGCCTTTTGTACGTTTACGGCTTTTATAGTTGCCTTTGTTTTTTCGCTGTATATTTCTATTCCAGCTTCTTTAACGTAATAGTAAAAAGTACTAATAGTTATACCGCCTTGTTTACAAAAGTTTTTATAGTGTTTTTCTATTTGCTTTGGGTCGTACTTCGAACCACTTTGACAAATTGCTTTGAAGTAGTCAAGTCCTTGCGTTCCAAAGTGTGAACCAATTGCAAAACCTATTTCGCAATATCTTTTATAGTCATCTTGACAAAGGTCAATATCTTTTACTTTATCAATTATATCTGTAAAGTCATCTTTTGCAAATACAAAGTTTTCCTTTTGTACTTCCTTTTTAATTTTGGTTTTGGCTACAAACTTTTTTGATTTTTCATTTTGAAACAAATAAGGATCGTAAGATAAAAATCTTAATCTATTTGTATTTTTGCAAGATTGGTCAATAATTAAATTAAAGTTATCCCAATAGTACTGACCTAATTCATTAAAAGATTCTAAAAACTTATTAGAATTAATTTTAATAAATACGCATAATCCATCGCCACCAAAAGAGCGGTGTGAAATGTAAGTATATTGGTCTGCATTTATTTTATTTACTAATTCAAGATTTACATCATCATCAATATCTAAAACAATTAATCCGTTAAGTTGCTGAATATTTGCTTTGTTTTTTTCGCCTTGATTCATAATTGCTGAACCTGTAATGCAAGGCATTTTTTGTTTTAATGCTTTGTATTTTGCTTCGTCTTTTTTTACAGCTCGAGCGTTTAATACCAAGTCTTGATATTTTCCTTTGATTATCATTTCACAATAATCAGTACAAAGTATATCTACTTTTTCTTTTGAGCCTACTGAATTATAAAGGCTAAATTTAATTTGTTCCATATTTTTTATCGTATGCTTTACTTAATATTTTATTACAATAGTTTTTATAAATAACGTTTTTACCTTTTTTTAGAATAGAGCGAATAATTTGCAAATATTGGGGTTTCAAAAGTACGTCAAATCTTTTTTGAAAATTACCATTTTTCAAATGATATTTAAAATCTTTTTCTTCAATTTTACTTTTAGATATAAAATGAATCCATTTTTCAGCTAAAATTTTTAATGCTTCATAGTCTGTACTTCCCTTATTTATAAAATAATTTACATCCATTGTAGGCGGTTCTAATTTAGCTTTTTGACCATTAATTGTAAATTGTTTTATCTTTCCTTCTTCTTCAATTTTGAATTCTTCAATATTAACTTCATGCCCACAGTTTGGACATTCAGAATCTTTTTCATCAAAAGTAAAACCGCACGCCTCACATTCTTGCTGAGGTTCTAAAATTAGTTTTATTTTCCTATCGTTAAAAATTTTATTCCAATTTCTGTTAAAAGAAAATGTACCATGTTCTTCAATATTATTACCTCCATCAATAATTATAATATTATCTTTTTTAATCTTATTTGTAATCCTGGCACCACGACCGCAAATTTGAATCCATAATGCAAGGCTTTTAGTTGCACGTGCTACAATTATAGCTTCTACATCGCAAACATCAAAACCCTTTGTAAAACAACCTGTATTTATTAAAATTGCATCGGGTGTATTCTTAAACCATTCAATAATAGTATCACGTTCGTTTGTGTTATTATTAACTGAATCGTATGTTTTTACATTTTTGTCCTTAAACAATTCAGCAAAAATTGCATTCGTTTCTGTTGATGCTGTAAAAATCATAGTCTTTTTATCTTCGCAATAAATTTCATATGTATTCCTTAACGCCTTTTGATAATCTTCGTGTTGGAATACTTTTTTCATTGATTCAACAGTGAACTCTCCTGAACTATCTGTTTTTAAACCGCTACTATCAAAATCAATTAAATAGTTTTTATCTCTCACTAAATAATTATTTTCCATTAACCAATTAATAGGTTTTCCACAAATTAGCTTTTCATAAACATCTGCCATAACTTCCATTGCAGTGGTATCTTCATCTAACTTATATCTTTTTAATCGTACCGGAGTTGCTGTAAATCCTAAAATTTTGGCATTTGGTAAAAAATCAAATAGCTTATTAAAGATCCAAACGTGGCATTCATCAATCACACAATATTGTATGTCATTTAATAGCATTGTGTTTTTTTTAACACGATTCCAAAGAGTTGAAACCATTGCTACAATTACTTTATTTTCAGGAAATTTTTTGTTTCCAGCTAAAACCATACCGACATCAATACCTTGTCTTTTAAAAGTTTCATTTGTTTGGTGTACCAGGTCAATACTATCAACTAAAATTAAAGTTTTAGAATTTAGTTGTTTTATCATTTCAGTAAAAATTACGGTCTTTCCTCCGCCTGTACTTAACTGAATACATAATCTGTTATAGTTTGGAATTTCTATTAAAATTTTATCTAACAACTCTTGTTGATATTCTCTTAATTTTTTCATATTTATTCAGGTTGAAATTCGTAAAAATAAACATCATTTTTGTAACTAATAAATTTAAAAAATGCGTATCGTTCCGCATCATTAATATCAATAGTTATTAAAATAGGAATAGAATTTTTAGAAGTAACTTCAATAAATAAATCTGTAAAAGCCTTTTTGTGGATTAAGTGAGAATTTAAGATTTTCTCATTGTTTTCAATTGTTCCATCAATAGTGTTTTCGAATACACTTTTGTTTGTAATAAATAATTTCATATAAAATAAATTAAATTAAAAAATCCCATTCATTCGGCAGTGTTGTGGAACGTGCCTCCTGAATAGGATTCTATATAATATTTTCTATTTATGCAATGCGTTCCACTTCATTACGAATGCAAATATAATCAATTTTTTTAATATACAAACTATTTTATAAAAAAAATGCCTAATTTTCATCAGGCATAATTAAATCAAATGTTGATACTAAAAGTTTTAACATTGGATGTTCTCTAAAAGGGTAAATCGTTACTGGGTACTGCAGCTTGTTGGGTACTTGTTGGCTCACTTGATGGGTTACTTGTTTCAGCATCGTTTGAAATTTTCCAACACTCTAAAGTATTAAAACATTTTTCTACGCCTTCTGGATTAGTCCAAAGTCTACCTCTTAAATTTAAACTAACTTTTACTTCTTGACCAACTTTATAACTATCTAATAAACCGCATTTATCTTTAGTTACTTGAAGTAATAAATATTGTTTATACTCTTCTTGTGTTTCTACTACAAACTCTCTTTTTGAAAATTTATCGCTTACATTTTGCGTTTGACCAATTGAATGAATTTTAACGTTTAATTCCATAATTATTTATTTAATATTAATACTTCTTGTTTATATCTATTATGTGCTTCTAAAGCAGTTTTAAAAACCCCTAAGTGTTTATATTTATTATTTATTGTAATATAAGAACAATATTTTTCTCCATGTTTTTTAGCACCAGTTAAACCTGTTTTATTTTTTACTGATTTTACAATATTTTCTCTATGTGATATTATTTGTAAATTACTAAGTTTGTTATTTAATTTATTGTTATCAATATGGTCTATTGATTTTTCGGTAGTTCCATTTCCAAAATGATTTAAAAAAGATTCACAAACTAAAACATGAACTCTTTTTGTATACGCTATTTTATCTTTTCTTAAACAAACAGATAAATAACCCCTACCATTTTCAACAGCTTTTAAAATTTTTTCTTTGCCATTTTTTAAACTTTTAACATTTCCGTAATTAGAAATTTGATAATCATCAAATCCAAATACTTGCAACCATATTTCTATATCCATAAAATAAAAACCACCAAGTCAAAAGGTCGTCGTCTTTGTCATTGGTGGAATTTGTATAATGTTTTTAATTGTAGCGACGACTCTACTAATACAAATGTAATGAATTTATTTTTAATAATAGCATAATTTTTAAATTATTTATTTATTTACGTTTAAATTCTTCTGATTCATCTTCTCCAAATACTCCAAGTTCATAAAAACCTGTAAGTTTTAAAACTGCTCTGCTCATTGCTCTTTTTTCTGCCATTTCCATAACATACCAACTTTGAGTATTACCATCTTTAAAACTATCTCCTTTTAATGCTGAACCAAATGTTTGAATACTTGCATTTTCTTTTATTGCAGTTGCTTTAACTACACAAAATTTAGGTTCGCAATTAATAACATCATAATTAATAGATACTTGCTCTTTAGCTTGTATTTTATCTATTCCACTTCTTGTAATTATAATGTAATGTTGGTGTTTATATACATCGTCTTTCGTTAATTCGTACTTCAAATATAACGCTTTTAATTTATCTACATTCATAACTATTTATTTCTTTTGTTAAACAAATACTCTTGTTCTTTGTTCCATGATTCTATACGATTTTTTCGTATTTTTTTGTAGTTCTCATCTTCTAAATCGTTTTCAGTTGGTAGTTGTCTTACTTCCATACCTAAATGATTAAGATAAGTTTTTTCATCGTTTCCTAATTGGCTGTAAATTTCTTCTGATAGCTTTAGGAAATACTCTTTTGACGCTCCCATAATTATAAATTTTAGTTAAACAAAGATAACGTTTTTTAATTAAGAATGAAATTAAATTAACGATTAACCTATACATCGTGAGGTAAGACAAGTTATATAAAATCAAATCACTAAATTATTATTTCTTGTCTTTTTGTTTATTTAAAAAAGTGTTTCTTGTTTTACGGTTGCTTTAAATCTTTTGTTTGCTTCTTCTAAATTTAATTTAGCTTGTTTAAAGTAACTATCTTTTAACTCGATACCGATAGCTTTACGACCCATTGAAACAGGACTAAAAACCTCACTACCTACGCCCATAAAAGGAGTTAGAACAACCTCGTCAGGATTTGAATATAACTCAATAATTCTATCAATTACATCAAGTTGTAAAGGGTGTACGTGCTTTTCATCATCTTCTTCTTTTGAATCCCTAAAAGGTAGTACATTATCTATTCTAATATCGTCCCAAACACTCGAAGCGTAACGTTGCCAAATGTAATGATTCAATTTAGTAATCTTATCATCTTCATTTATATTGTTTAAATGTTCCCACAATTCAACTTCGTTTAAATCTGAATTATTAGCATTATTCCATGCTCTTAAAATGTTTGGTAAAATTGGCACTTCTCCAGCATAATGATTAATTCCAAATTTATGAGTTACAGGAACTTTATTTTCCCCTTTTTTAGTAAAAATTAAAACATAATCAGGCATAGCTGTAAAACATTTTGTACTATCTTCAACTATAAATTTATGCATTAAAGATTGTACCATAGTACGCATACGAACTTTTAAAGGCTCTTTCCATATGGTAATACGATTACGATATTCAAAGCCGTATTTTTGGTGTATTCTAATTATTTCGTTTGGAAAATCCCAAAGCCTACAAGTATTATCAAATACATCGGTACAATGTACAGCAGTTATACGACCGCTTTTTGTTACCCTTGCAATTTCAGCTACTAAAAATTCGTATTGTTCTAAAAATTGCTCTTTGCTTTCACAATTAGACATATCGTGTTCAGAACTTGAATAGTTATATAGTCCTGCAAAAGGTGGACTATAAACTGACAAATCAACACTTTCATTATCTAAAGTTGGCATTACTAACATACAATCGCTGTTAAAAATACTATATCTATCTGTGTGAACTTGGTCTTTGCATTTATTTGTTTCCATATCTTTTATTTTTTTTTATGTTTGAAATTAATTGTTCTGATACTTTAAATTTTTTTGCTATTTCTCTTTGACTTATTTTAGTTTTAAAAAGCTCTCTTATTTCTTTTATTTCATTATCACTTAATTTAGTTGTTTTAATATTATTTTTTTTCATTCTGTACCATATAGTCATAGTTGAAACATTAAAGTATTCAGCTATTTTAGAAATAGACATTGTTTTTTTTAGTTCTTTAATTTTATCAATATCTATTTTTTTATAATTTACATCAATTGACTTTTTATTTATTTCAGGGTGTAATTTAATATGATTACCTCTTGAAACTATTTCTAAATTATCAATATTGTTGTTGAATTTATTACCATCAATATGATGTACAACTTCATTAAAAGTTAAACTTCTACCTATTTTTTGCTCCATTAAATAACGGTGTAATCTTAATTGTTTCCCATTTATTTGAATTGTTTTATAATGTTTCATTAGTTTATATCTTTTTTAGTTACTAATTGAACATTAATTCCTTTTGCTTTTAAATCTTTGTAATGTTGTAATGAAGTTGTACGTACCATGATTTCTATTTGTTTATTATTATGATGTAAAGATAATAAAACTTTTCAATATACAACACAATTAATGTAAATATTTTATAAAAATTTTGGTTTAATTAATTCTTTGTTAAATTCTTTTACTTTATTTTCAAAACTACGATTAACATTTTCAGTTAAGTTTTTATGTAGTTGGATTGCTTTTTGTGTTTTTTGTTCTAAGGCTTCTAATACCCTTGTTTGTCCGTCTGAAATTACCATATCAATAGTAACATCATTTTTTTGACCAAACCTCCAAAAACGTCTTATAGCTTGGTAATATTGCTCATAACTCCACGTTGGAAAAAATACAGAATGATTACAATGTTGCCAGTTTAAACCCATTGAAGTCATCTTTGCCTTTGTTATTAGCCTTTCAATTTCTCCATTTGCAAAAGCTAATAGTATTTCTTCTTTTTTGTCAATTGATTGACTACCTATAATTTCAACCGCTTTTGAATCTGAACTTTTTAAAATGCTACTTTCATTATTTGTGTTACACCAATAAACAGAAGTTTTACCACTTGCTAACTCGATAGCTTTTGCACATCGTTTTTCTTCCGTTTGCTTTTGTTCGTGTCTAATTTCATTAAAGTTTTTGGCTACTATATTAAACATTTGTAATTGTCCGTCAATATCTATTTGGCTATCATTATTAACTACGTGTTTATTTACAATAAGTTCAGGAAGTTGATAACGCTCATTACTAAAACCTAAATCACTTGGCATTTTTGCCATAATCGACCATTGATTAACCCACGCAAAGAAATCCTTTTCGGCATGAGGTTTTAAGTAAAACTTTTCTCCAATGTTTCGGTTATTGCTGTCTACTGAATTTTGATTATTCTTAAAAAACTTTCCTAACATATCCATATAACCCATATAACCTAAAGCCTCGCTACTTGTCCCTAATTCTATAAAATCGTTTGGGCTTGGTGTTGCTGTGCTTAAAAATCTATAAGGTATTTTTTTAACAAAACTTGTAACTTCTTGTTTAATTTTTCCGTCAAAATTTTTTAAAATAGAACTCTCATCTAAAATTACAGCCTCGAAATCATTTTCATTAAAGTAATGTAAACGTTCGTAATTACAAATAATAATTTTTTTTGTATGTTTTCCGTCTTTTGAATATTCAACATCTTCTATACCTAACTTTTCAGCTTCTAAAACAAATTGAAAAGCAACCGCTAAAGGTGTTAATATTAATACTTTTTTATTAGTGTGATTGACTATATTTTTTGCAATAGATAACTGAACTAAAGTTTTACCTAAACCAGTGTCTAAAAATACAGCTACACGACCTTTTTCAACAGCTTTTTCAATAACGTGTTTTTGAAAGTCAAAAGCTATGTCAGGAATGTAATTTGCTTTAAAACCAAAGTTCCCTATCGAGTGCCTTTTTGATTCTAAAAATTTTTCGTAATCTGTCATAATATTTAAAATAAAAATGCCTATCTGTATTTGCATCGGCTTCGACCTCGATACTCCTACAAATAGGCTAATGTTTTTAAGTTACTAATTTGTCGAAGCGTAACTGTTATGCAAATATAATACTTTATTTTTGAATTGCAACTATTTTTATTAAAATTAATAGCCCACTAATTGCACCGCATCCAGCTCCGAGTGCATAGGTTAACTTTTGGTTCGTAGTTGATATTGCTATTTTTGACACGTTAAACGCCCATAACAGCGATATTAAAAACGATACTATAAATATACCTACCCAATGCAAATGAGTTATTAAATAGGTGTTAATTGCTACAAGTCCGACTTGTAAAAATGATGTTGCAAATGTTTTCATTTCAATAAATATTTAATAGGTTTATTTTTTATATGTTCCATTTCTTTTGCTTTCTCTAAAACTTCTTTCGCTTTTAAAGTAGTTTCTTTTTGAATTTCGTAGGCTGTCGGTATTCGCTTCCCTACTAATACTATGCTTTTACGCTTGTTTAATTTCGACATAATAATCTAATTTCATTTTAATTAATACCTTTTCAAAGAAGTCAATCCCGCATCTTTGTTCATTTGTGATAACGTGGTTAAGTGTTGAGTAACTAATTTCGTAATATTTGGCAAACTCTCTTTGATTCATTCCGCTATCTTGTTGGAGTTGTTTAATTATTTTATTCAGTTTCATATCTTAATACTTTAAATTCACATTTATTTAATTCTTTAAGATAGTTAGCTTTGTAATCGTTAATTAAACTTTGAATCTTTTTATATTTAGTTTTATAAAAATCATCGTATTTAAAAAAGTTATCGTGTTGTTTTAAATAGTGTATTATTGTTGCGTGGTCTTTATCAATATAACTTGCTATTTTTGATAAAGTAAATATATTTGTATTATGCATTATTTTAGCGTATATAATTCTATTTTCTACTAACTCCCTTTTTCTTGAAGTACTTTTAATATTGCAATCAAAAGTATTATTTATTACTTTTATTAAATCTTTAGCATCCATATTACAAAATTTTATCAAAAAACACTACTCCTTTTTTCCTTGCTATTTCTATATTTTCGTAAAACTTATTAATAAATTCACTTAATAGAATAGCATCGGCTTCGTTTAATTCTGCAATTTGTGTTATCATTCGTTCTTTAATGTTTAAACTATTTAAAGCAAATTCAGAATCATTTTTATATACTTCGTTATAATGTTTGATAGTTTTTGTTTCAAGTGCTGTATGAAACATTTTACCGTACTTCTTTTCAATTCCTTTTAGTTCGTAGTTGTCGAATATATCTATAAATAATTGAGCCGTTAAAAGCAATTCTAATGCGTTGTGTGTTTCTTTAGTTCTCATTTCTTTGACTTTGTAATTTTTGAATGTATAAAATTGCGTCCATTAATTCCTCTTTAAAATGTTGAAGGAAATCATCTGTATTATTTTCTTGTAGTGTAGTTCCGTATTTTTCAATTCCACGTTTAGAACGCTCTTTAAATTGGTTTACTACACTTTCAACTATGCTATCTGTTTTAGGTGTTTCTTTGTAAGAGATTATTTCCGCCCATTTTCCTTTATGATAAATTTCATAACCTTGAATATAAATAACATTGTTAGAAAAAAAATGTTCAAAATCTAACTTATCATTTTTTATATAAATTTCTTTATCAATTAAGCAAGAACTAAAAGTATTACCTTTTACAAATCCTCTTTTTTTAGCTTCTATTTTTAATCTCTTTTTAGTTTCCATAATCTACACTTTTAATAAATTGTTCTAATGCGTTTTTTTCGTTTGAGTTAAGTTCTTGGAATAGTTTTCCGTTTACGTGCCATTTTGCGTTTACAAGTTCAATAATTAATTTCATAAAGTTTTAATAATTTTAGTTAATTTTTCAGTTAGTTTACGTTGTTTATATTCTAAATTAGAATCGTTACCAAAGCATATTAATTCAGTTTCTATGCTTTCAATTTTCTTTGCGAGTTGTTTTAATTTATTCAACTTTTCCTCTCTTATAATTGTTCCGTTCATACTATTTCATTTATGCATCTAATTTTTGCACGTCTTTGTGAGTCTTTAAAAGCTAAATAAGCCTCATCAAAATTGTTCGCTATAATGTCAACTTCAAAATCTTGATAATCGTCATTTTTATATTTCCAGTAATAAACTCTAAACTTTTTCATTTTCTATATATTTTTTAATTCTTAATAATTTACTTAATTGGTACTCATCTTTATTGTGTTCTGCTGTCTGAATTAAAATATACAATTCAGATAAAATAAATCGTTTACTTGTCATTTGCTACTATTTTTAAAGATTAATATTCCACATATAAGCAATGCACCTGACATTACTAAATAATTATCGGTACTCATTCCGATAGTTGCAACTGATAAAAAGATAATTGTTTTCATAATTTGTTTAATTATTATGGTACAAATATAATATCTTTTTTTAGATAAACAACACAATGAAGTTAATTTATATTGATTATAAATAACGTTGCTGTGTTATTTGTATTAAAATAGTTTGTATATTTGTAAAAAATAAAATCATGATACACAAACTACAACAACTAATCGACAGAAAATCATTTGTTGAAAAATTAGCAAATAAATTAAAAGTTAAGCCAGATACCATTGAATACTACTTTAGGACTAAAATACCACCAAAAAGCATCTATAAGGTCGAAGCGTGTTTAGATTTGCAATTAAAATTAGATAAAGATGCTAAACAAATAGAGGTTAAGGCGTGGGAGTTGGTTTAACGTTTCGCAGCTTGAAGCAGTTAAGGAATGAAATACCGATTTTCTAAATTGAAAACCGATATAAAAGGACAGAGAAAAAATCTTTAAATTAAAGACTGTTGCCTTAATTGCTTTCAAACCGCTGTTAGTAGCTGGACGGATTATTAAAATAAATTAACTTATAAAAACTAAATAAAATGAACAAATTTAAAGGAACAAAAGGCGATTTTAAAGAAGATTTAGGAATTGACTTATTAGGGCATAATGACGAACTAATGCAAATTATTGTTTTTTCTAAACAAGTTAACACTCATAGTGTAGCTCACGTTTTTGGCTTAACGCAAGAGGAAGTTATGGCTAATGCTAAATTATTTGCAAACTCAAAAAAAATGTTAGATATGCTTATTAAAATGAAAAATAAAGATGAGTGGGATATTGAAGACCATTTTGATTTGGAAAATCTCATCAAGGAAACGTTAACGTAGTCTTGCTACTAACGTTATCAGGCTTTGTGTCTGTTGCGACAAAAAATAAAACAAACATTAATTTAAACACTAAAAATTACAGATTATGATTAAACATTCAAAAAAACCAGAACCAAGCAATAGCACAAAACCTATGTTACCTGCTGTGCTTATTTGCGATTGCAGTAGCCGTGACCATCAAATTATCATTGAACACGACAATGAAGATAACTTAACATACTGCCATATTCACTTGATGAAACACAACTTTTGGAGAAGATTAAAAGCTGGTTTAAAATATATATTTGGTTATAAATGCAAATATGGTCAATGGGAAGAATTTATATTAAAACCTGAACACGCTAACCAGCTTCGTGAATTGTCGGAGTTTTTATCACAGCATAGCGGGTAACGTTTTGCAACTTGTATAAGTGGCGTAATTTAAACGAATACATAACAAAATTTAAAGAATTATAAATTAATAAATAACCAATCCAAAACTGCGAATAGTAGCCATTTATACAAATTGCTGTTATAAGAAGTAGCGGGTATAAACACAAATAGTAATTATGAGTATAAAATCACAAAAATTATGGATTGAATCACAAGAAATGTTAATTGAACAGCTTAAGCTTCAAAAAGAAAATGCAGAAATGAATATTTGCTTAAATAAGAGGTTATTAAAAAACACAAAAGAAAGTATTAAGCACGAAGAAAATATTTTGAGAAAGTTTCTTGAAACATATAAAACGTAGATATTTCTTATAACGTTTGACGCTTGTAGCTGGTAGCGTATGCGGTTAGTTGATTCCGCCACTTGCTACAAACGTTTGTTAACCGCTGTTTTTTATCTTTTTTACAAATATTTTAAAAATAATTGCATTTTTATTTTGTAGTATCAAAATTAGTCGTATATTTGTAAAAGAAATAACAACTAAAAAATAGAAATTATGAAAGCAATTACTGAAATATTAAACACTACAACTGCTAAAAAAATGGTAGCTAATTTATCTTTTTCTTATGAATTAAATAAATCAAACTTTAGTGAATTTAATTTTATAGATGAATTACCATTAAAACAACAAGAGTTATTTGACACAATATATCAATTACTTGACTATAATAGAGTTGAATTAGCTTTAATGTTAATTCAAAATAAATTAACTTTTAAAAACTAAAAAATGGAAAATTTAAAAAAAATGATTAAAATTAGAATTGAAACAAACGAAGAATGTATAGATAATTTTAATTTATCAAACGACCATAAAGAAAGTTTAGAATCTGAAAATGAATTTTTAAATTTTATTTTAAAAGAATTATGCAAAGACAATCAATAATAGTTTTACTAAACTCGAATGAAGAACCAATAGTTAGAGGTAATTTAAAAAAACTATGCGAGGAGTTTAATTTTCCTTATCATACTTTATGTCGTTTAAAATTCCCAATTTTGTTTAAAGATTTCATTATCCACAAAGTCGAGTTTAAATAGCGGTTAACGTTTGGTGGCTTTAATACAGTTGCGGGGTGTCGAACCGCAATTGATTAAAACCACTGTTAACAAATGTATTTTTAAACACAAAATAATTAAATTATGGAAAAATATAAAAGACTATTTTCTATTTATAATATTTATTATATTTCAAAAATAGAAATTTTAAAATGTGGCGCTAAACAATATAGTTTTAAAACAAAAGATTTTGAATTAAAACACATAATAACACACCACGATAAAGTTAATGCAAAAATAAGCGGATTATCTTTAATAAGTTTTTTTAATTTAAACGCATTTCAAGTTTATTATCGACAAAAAAAGAAACAAGAGGCTACTGAAATTATAAACTCTTTAAATTTAAGAAGTAAAAATATTATACAAAAATATTATAGATAAAGTTCGGAATAATATATTTGTTAACGTCCGAGTGCTTGCCGTTCGGTGGCAATTTCAAGACCAAAATAACAAAGAAACAACAAACATTAAATAAGCCGAAATATTTCGGATATAACCCAATCCTGCCACTGACGGTAAACACTTGTTATAAGCAGGCTAAATATTTATTATTATGGAAGATTTAAAAGAATTATTAGAAGATTTTATTGATTGGGCAAGAGATTGCGGAGAAGATGCTTTTTATGTATTTGACGACACGCAAAAAGTTATTGATGAATTTCTAAAGCAACGTGAGGAATAGCTTGCTTATAACGTTTCGTGGCTATACGAGGTTGTTGCCGAATTAAAAACCGACCTCACAAATACAAACTAATACTTAAAATTATGACTGATACTTCAAATAATTCCGAATTTCAACAATCTTGTATAACCGCCGTTATGCCTCGTTTTTTCTTTTGGAGATTTGTATTTACTTACCCTGACAAATCCAAAGGTTACACAGTTAGAAAGGCAGAAAGTAAAGAGCAAGCAACGGAAGATTTTAACAGAATATTTCCAGAACTAAAGTATTATCGTATCGACTTCTTAAATGAGGCATAACGTTCTCGTGGCTTTGTGTCTGTTTGCCCCTTGCACAATGCTTCAATTTAACAAAAAACTTAATAGGCAAATAGCACAAAACCGCTGTTATAAGCTGGCTGCGGTTAATTAAAAACGAAAATTAAATATGAAAGTATTAATAACACACGAGGAAAGTCAAACGGTAATTGAAGCATTTTTGAATGCCGGACACGATGCGTATAGTTGCGACCTATTGCCGGCAAGTGGAAAATATCCTGAACGGCATTTGCAAATGGATTGCTTTGAAGCTATAAAATTAATTGAGCCTGATTTTTTAGGAATGCACCCGGAATGCACTCGGCTAACAGTTGCGGCAAATAAATACTATAAGCCGGAATACGCTGAAAGGTTTCCAAATATCCACGAACAAAGAGCCGAAGCCGTTGAACACTTTTTGAAATGCGCTGAAGCATTAGAACAAATCGGATGCGGTTACATTGAAAACCCGATTGGAATAATGAGCCGACTTTATAAAAAGCCAACTCAAATTATACAGCCCTACCAATTTGGACATACTGAAAGGAAAAGCACCTGTTTATGGCTTGCCGGCTTGCCAAAATTAGAACCGACTGAAATAGTTGAACCAGATATTATTATTCACAAAAGTGGTCGAACTGATAGCCGATTGCATTATGAAACATTTAAACTACCAAAGGAAGAAAGGCGAAAAGCACGTTCAAAAACCTTTACCGGAATAGCCGAAGCAATGGCTTCTCAATGGGGAATTGTCATTCGGAACAGGAACGTAGCAGCTTGCTTATAACGTTTTGCAACTTGCATTAGTGCCTTGCAAATAAATACTAATATTTCGGATTAAGACTAAACACAACAAAGAAAAAATAAACAATTAATTAATAACCAAGCCAAAGGCATTGATGCAAATTGCTGTTATGCGATGGCTTTAAATTTAAACAAAATGAAATTAATAAAATACATATTAAGTTTTTTTAAAAAAGAGAAAGATGAATATTTAGAATACTTAAAAAAAAGCACAGGTAGAAAATGGATTAAATACATAGATGAAAGTTATCTATGTGAAGAAAAAGATTTTTACCTTGAATTAGATGAAAATGGAAATGCAATATGCACAAGAGACGCAAGATTATTACCTTATCAAACTTGTAATGGACCTTTTTGTGCTTGGTTTACTGTTCCTAAACAAAATGTTCATTTATACGTAAAGTAAGCTATTGCATAACGGTTCGTGGCTTTGTGATGTTGCCGAAAAAACACACCTAAAACTTTAAATTTAAAACAAATGATTGAAGTACAAAACCAACTTGAAATTAAGCCTGAAACGGCAATAGCACAAAACCGCTGTTATACACAGCCTGACTTATGGAACGGGGATTGCTTAGAATTAATGAATAAAATACCAAACGGAAGTATTGACGCTATTATAACAGACCCACCTTACGGCACAACAGCTTGTAAATGGGATAGCGTTATTCATTTTGATAAAATGTGGGAACAGTTAAATAGGATAATAAAACCTAATGGTGCAATAGTTTTATTTGGAAGCGAACCTTTTTCAAGTGCTTTAAGGATGAGCAATATTAAAAACTATAAGTATGATTGGACTTGGAATAAAATAAAACCGGGTGCTTTTGCTGTTGCTAAATATAGACCATTGGGCAATACTGAAAATATAAGTGTTTTTGCTTTAAATAAACACAACTACTACCCTATAATGGAAGCACAAAAACCAAGAACAGGTAAAATATATGCAAGTAGTGATAGTGCAAGTGTAAAGTATAATGATGGGGTGTTAAGAAATTATGATGAAAAATACCCTAAAACACTTATTACTTTTAGCAATGCTAACAATAAAGGAAAACAACACCCAACACAAAAACCAGTTGAGCTTATGGAATACCTTATTAAAACGTACACCAACGAAAACGAAACGGTTTTAGATTTTACAATGGGTTCTGGAAGCACAGGAGTAGCTTGTGTAAATACAAATAGAAAGTTTATAGGTATCGAAAAAGATGAAAAATATTTTGAGATGGCAAAAAATCGTATTATGGAAACGATAACGAAAGGTTGTGTATAACTACAATATTACATGATAAAAAATATTATTTTCTCTTATTAAACCTTATAAAATATGGAAATTTACACAAAAGTACATAGCTTTACTTTAACTAAAGAACAAAAGAAAATCTTAACCGATTTAAAGGCAAACAAAGTAAACGTAAGCAAGTTAATAAGAGAAATAATTTTTAAGGAATTAACGCCAAAAGTTGACAAAAGAAAAAAGCCAACAATTGAAGATTTAAAAAGAAGTTTAGAGAATTGCTTTTAATAAAAAACCACCCGTTATAAGGTGGTTTTATTTTTTATAAAGCTATAAATCAAATATAGAACAAAAAAGCACGTAAACATTAAAATTAGCTTATTTGCGACTATATTTATTGTTTTTGAATAATCTACCTCTTTGCTTTGTTTTTCTTCTTTAAAATCGACGTTTTGCTTTTCCTTAATTATTTCTTTAGAATTGTTATAAATAACACGTGTGTTGTAAATCGTATCTTTTCCTAAAAGTATAGGTTTGTCTAAATTTACAGGCTCTAAAGTAAATGAGTTACTAAACTTTGTTATATCTGTTTGTGTTTCTGTTTTTACTTGTGTTTCTTCACTTGTTTTTTTTACAGAACCGCACCCTATTAATAAAAATGCGATTAGTATTATAATTATTGTTTTTTTCATAATTCATCTTTTATATTTTTGTAATCATAACCCGCACTAATTAGTAAGTTTGTGATTATTTCTATTATTTCACTTGTTGTAAAATCATCATAGTCACTTTCAAAAGTGTGCTTTTTTCCGTATGCTTCGATTTGTATTTTCATAATTTAAAATATATAAGTTAATCTTTGAATTTGTCCGTGTTCTTTATCGTGTATATATCCCTCAACTGCTTTTGGTGCGTGTTGATAACCATTTCTATGATGCCAACTATCCGTACCGCTTGGACTTCTTAATGTTTCAACACAAACACCCATATAATCTTTACTTACTTTATGATGCAAATGGTGGCTATAAATATATTTATGTTTGCAATTACTCCAGTCTTTTGATTCATGTGCCATTAACATAGGTAAATCTTGCGGTTTTGCTCCATCTCCGTGAGTTGTACCTATTAAATTTTTACCATAAGTAAAATATTTTCTATGTGCTATTGTGGTATCAAATGTTACATTTTTGCAGTCTTTAAAATGTGTTTCAATTACTTGTGCTAAAAAGAATCCGTTTGTATAATCGTGGTTACTTGGGTTATAAACCACGTGAACATCGGCAACACTCATTAATATTTCAATAATATCTACATATAAAGATTTTGCTATTAAAAAATTAGTGTGCCACATTCCGTCAGTATCTTGTGGTGTTCCGCTTGTTGTTGTTCTTTTTGCATTGTCAATATGTAAAATATCGTTACCTATAACAAATAATATCTTATCTATGCTATCTGTATTAATTTCGTTTAAAATTCCTTTACATCCTTTTAAAACACGTTGTACAGCTATTTGATTGTTGTATGTTTCTCCAACTTCAAAAGCACTACATAATTTGCCTATGTGAATGTCTGCGGGGTCGAAAACAAATAGCCTTTTATTTTCGTTTGTTTCTCTTTTAAGTTGTGGGTATTTAGGAACGTAATTTTGTAGTTCTTGAATTACTTCTTTTGCTAATTTTTCAAAGTTAAATTCTTGCGGTGCTTTGTAAAGTGGATTCGTAACACGTACACTTTCATTTTTTGTCTTTAGCCATAGCATTGGAGTTGCATCTGGACTTATTCCTACATTTGTACAAGCGTCTAAAATCCCTTTGTTTTTTTCCTTGTATCTTTTTACATAAGTTCTTAATAAATCGACATCTGTATTATCAACTATTTTAACATTTGTTTTCAAAATCGTTTTAGCTATTTGAGTATTGCTTTCAATTGTTTGCATTAATTCAAATATTTCTGAATCGTATTTTGACCATTTAGAATTTGACATAAAATATTTTTTTAATTAATTATAACAAATATATAAAAAAAATATTATATTTGTAAAGGTTAGTTCATAATGTTTATTTTTAGTTAATTA